GGTCCTGTCGTATGGGCTGTGCCTGGTTTGCTGGTGACGATGTTGTGAGATGCACTTTCTTCGAGCCGAAGGAGGAGCCATGCTGAGTGAGGAGAAACTGCGGGGTGTCGCGGCATTGTGGTCAGCGGCTGATGTACCGTTGCTGTTGGATGACATCCGCGAGTTGCAGGCGCAGGTGGAGACTACGACCTGGTACAACGGCACGCTCCTGACAGAACTCAGCACCCTGCGGGAGCAGTTGGCGGAGTTGGAGGGGCAGTTGAACCCGCCGTGTCCAGATCCCAGTATTGACGCTTTCTACCTCGAGGCTGACAAGGGAGGATAAGCCGTGAGTTATGTGCTGTGTTTCCTGTCCGGCATCGCGTTCTCCGGCATCCTGCTGCTGGTCTGGTCGCTGTGCAGGGCGAGCGCGGATGCTGACAAGCTCGCACAGAGGATCAACGAGAAAGAAGCGGGCGCAAGATGACCGTAAACGCAGTGTGTCCGTATTGCAACATGACCACGGGGGGCCAGCACGAGGCGAATTGCCCGTCCTATCGGACAGTTACAATCACGCAACTGAACGGCACGCCCGTGTTCTCTTTCCCCGCCAATGTCCAGCAGATGGGCGGCTGGCTCTGCCCGCGTTGCAAGGCCGTCAACGCGCCGTGGGTACAACAATGTTCCTGCAGGGATGACCCATGCTGACCCTCGCCCTGCGCCTGGCGCTGATCGGGGGTCTCTGGTATCCGGTCATGCTGATCGTGGCGTTCCTGCTGTGGCACGCTATCCATTGTAGCCTGCATAGTTGAGGAGGTGACGATGACCGAAACCACGCCCGCCTACCTGGCTACGCCGCCGGATGCGCCCTCGGACGCCCGCGACTGGCTCAAAGCGCAACTGAGCCGAGGGGTGCCAGAGTACCCCGACCCGCTGCGTGCCTGGCTGGATGCCCTCGGCTGGCGTTGCAGGGCCGTAGTTATCCTTCTCTACGCGGATCACATGACCCAGGAGCAGGTGGGTTACAGGCTGGGGATCGCCAGGCGCACGGTTCAGGAGGACTTATACGCTGTGTTAGTGCTGGTGGACGGAGCAGGAAAGTAGTCGCGCATTCTGCGCACAACTGAGCGGGCCGCTATGCTAGACTTAGGCCGATGGGCAACCATCGGCTTTTTCCGTTTAAGCGCAATGCGCTGCGCCGCTCCGGGCTACTCCCGGGCGGAGGGTGGGCGGTTGGGCTAGCTTTTATAGAGACATAATGGTCGAGAGAGACACTAACGGAAGGCTAAAATCCGGCTCTATTCTCAACCCCAAAGGGAGACCGAAGCGCACCATTGATGAGGCTACTATCACTCAGGCATTGGAGGGCGCGGTCCCCCTGTCTGTCGTACTTGGTAAACTCGCCGCTGCCGTTCGTAAGGGTGATATGACTGCCATCCGCCTGTACCTCGCCTATCGCTGGGGTAACCCGGTAGACAACATAGACGCCAATGGAGAGATGATTGTAAGGTTCATGCACGATGGAATTGACGGTACACCTGCCGATCTACCACGCCCGCCAGCTCCAATTCAGGAACAGCCCAGCTAAGCGCAAAGTGATAGCAGCGGGCCGGCGTGGCGGCAAAACGCATGGAGTAGCAGGAATTGCAGTAGAGGCGCTGGGCCAGAGGCGGCGGGTGCTAGAGGCGGCCCCTGTTCTCGACCAGACAGAAGCATTCTGGGAAGCTTGCAAGCGCATGTTGCGCGAGCCCCTGGCTGCGGGTGTGGCTCGCAAGAACGAGACGGATCGCCTGATAGAGATGTGTGGCGGCCGAATCCGCTGCAAGACGGCCCACGATGCAGATTCCTTGCGCGGTGACTCAGCAGACCTGCTTATCCTTGATGAGTTTTCGCTGATGGATGAATCTGCCTGGACAGAGGTGGGCGCGCCGATGCTTCTGGACAATAACGGCGATGCTGTGTTCATCGGCACCCCGCGCAGGCACAACCACTTTTACAACCTGTTCCAGCGAGCGCAGGCAGACGATTCTGGGCGCTGGGCTGCGTTTCACTTTCCTAGCACGGACAATCCGTATCTGAGTAAGGACGCACTGGCTGAGATTACCAGCGATATGACGGCATCGGCCTATCGGCAGGAAATCCTTGCTGAGTTCTTGGAAGGGGAAGGCGCGGTCTTCAGAAACATCGCCGCCTGTATGAACGCGCCCAAAACGACACCGGATGCGCACAAGGGTCACCGGATTGTGATGGGGGTTGATTGGGCGAAATCTAAAGATTTCACTTGCCTGAGCCTGGTCTGTGCGCCCTGCAAGAACGAAGTGGCGCATGACCGATTCAACACTGTGGACTATGTGATTCAGCGGCAACGCCTGGCGACCCTGGCGCTGAAGTGGGGGGTCGGCGAGATCCTGGCTGAAAGTAACTCCATCGGCGTTCCCAACCTTGAGATGTTGCGGCGAGATGCGGAGCTGGTGGGGATTCATATTGAGGGCTTCGACACTACGGCAGTCTCCAAGCCGATCTTGATTGAGAACCTCGTGCTGGCTTTCGAGCGGTCCGAATGCCAATGGCTGCCAGACCGCATCTGGCAATCGGAGCTTGAGTCCTATGAGATGCATACCTCGGCAAACACGGGGCGGCCTACATATTCCGCGCCCGAAGGCATACATGATGACTGCGTGATGAGTATGGCTTTGGCATGGCGTCAGGCGCTGAAAGTTAGGCGCGTGGCCACGAGCCGGCAAGGATAGCATATGCCAACCGACCTGGAGCTGGCCGTCAACGCACTGATCGGGAAGCAGGACGCCTACAACACCTACTGGCGCTATTATCTTGGCGACCATCCCGTTGTCTACACCAACGAGCGCTTGCGCGAGATATTCCGCCAGGTGGATGCCAAGTTCACCGAGAACTGGGCGGCCCTGGTCATAGACTCCGTGCAGGACAAACTCACGCTCAAGGGGATAACGGTCGAGGGAATCGAGGATGCCCAGAAGCAGATAGACGGCCTCTTCGGCAACCTTGGCCTGGAGTTGATAGCGGAGGATGTACACGAGGCGACACTGATCACTGGCGAGAGCTACCTGATTGTCTGGCCTGACGACGAGGGCGAGATACAGGGCTACTTCAACGATCCGCGCCTGTGTCATGTGTTCTATGACTCGCTCAACCCATACCAGACCCGTTTTGCTGCCAAATGGTACAACACGGATGACGGCTTTGTGGAGATGATCCTGTACTACGCCGACAAGTTGGAGTACTACCGGACGCGCAGCAAGGCGACTCCCGATAGCAGCTTGTCAGACAAGTCCTTTGACCAGATTGACCTCCAGGACAATCCCTACGATCAGGTGCCGGTATTCCAGTTCAAGTTGCATCGAGAGCCGCGGAGTGAGTTGACCAACGTAGTGCCCCTCCAGAACGGCTGCAACAAACTCCTGATAGACATGATGGTGGCCGCAGAGTTCGGCGCCTTCCGTCAGCGGTGGATCATCTCCAACAGCGATACCTCGATGCTGAAGAACGCACCCAACGAAATCTGGTCTATCCCTTCAGGCGATGGCGCGGGGCAGGGCACGCAGGTGGGGGATTTCCAGCCAACGGATTTGGCGAACTACCTGAATGCCATTGACAAACTCGCCTCATCTATCGGGGTGATTACCAGGACACCCAAGCACTACTTCTTCGGCCAGGCGGGTGATCCCTCCGGCGAGGCGCTGATTGCCATGGAGGCGCCGCTCAATCATAAGTGTACCGACCACATTGCCAGACTCACCTCTACCTGGAAGCCCGCGCTGGCGTTTGCACTCAAGCTCCTGGGCACCGAGGTAGAGCCAGCGGACATTAGCCTACAGTATGCCGAGCCCGAGACCGTACAACCGCTGACCACCAGCATCATCCGCCAGAACAGCGTCACGGCAGGCATCCCGTTGGTGACAGCGCTCAAGCGAGAGGGCTGGACAGATGTCGAGATAGAGGAGATGGAGGGTGAGAAAGAGAAGGAGAGTGCCGCGCAGACCGCCAGCCTGGGCGTAGCATTGGCTAAGGCTCAGCGGACATTTGATCAGGGTGGCAACGGGCAGAAGCCGCCACGCGAGGAGCCGGTAGCGAATGCCAGGGCCGAGTAGAGTCGTATCGGTGATGAACGAGTTCAAGGCAGACCTGCTCGCCCGCGAGGCGGCGCAGGTTGCGATGATGGTACAACGGTGGAGGCAGGTAGAGGTTCGCCTGGAGGCGCAGATCGCGGCATTGGCCCAGGAAGCAACGGCTATGGGCGCCACTCGCGGGCAGATCATGCGCATGGAGCGCTACCAGGCGCTACTCGCCCAGACGCGGGAGCAGATCGGCTCCTACGAGAACTATGCTGAGCAGACCATCATCCAAAAGCAGCTCGAATGGGGACGGCTGGGATTGGATGAAGCGGTGACGGCCATACAGGAATCGTACTGGGATGCGGGGCTGAACGTGACCTTCAACCGCCTTCCGACTCAGGCGGTCGAGCGCATGGTTGGCCTCGCGGGCGATGGATCGCCGCTCTTCGATGTCCTGCAGAAGCGGGCGGTCTACCCGGATGCGGTGCAAGGGCTGACGGATGCTCTGGTACAGGGCGTTGCTCGCGGATGGAATCCACGAAAGACGGCGAGCAGGATGGCGGATGGATTGGCCGGCGGGTTGGATAAGGCGCTGACGATTGCCAGAACTGAGCAGTTGCGGGTGTACCGCGTAGCGAGTCAAGACCAGTACAAAGCGAGCGGCGTGGTGACAGGATACCGCCGGTTGTCCGCGCACGACGATCGCGTATGCGCCGGATGTCTTGCGGAAGATGGCCAGGAGTGCGAGCTTGACCTGGACTTTGAGGCGCACCCGTGCTGCCGGTGCACGACGGTGCCGGTGTGCGAGGGCGTTGAGCCGCCAGAGTGGACAGCGGGCGGCGACTGGTTCGGAGAGCAGGACGAAGGGACGCAGCGCAATATCCTGGGGCCGGGACGTTTCGACCTGTGGCAGAACGGGCAGGTAAGCGACTTCCGGCGGTTCGCAACGCACACGCAGGACGCCACCTGGGGCGGGGCAATAGTCCCGACACCGCTCAGTCAGTTAGTGGGATAAACCGGCGAGACGCCGGCAACATAAAGGAGGGCGAGATGCCTGACCATAAACCGATGCGTTTCTATAATCCGGCCTTCCTGGGATGGTGGTTCCAGTGGTCTTTTAGGTGCGCCAGGTTCTTTTGGCAAGAATGCAAGAACCTTCGACGCCACCCGCCCATGAAACCATGCGGAACGTTGGAGATTGACATAGGCGAAAAGGAGATTTTCTACTTCCCCTTTCGAGGAAAGCTTATGGAGGCGGCCCTCAAAGATATGTGCAGGTCGGACGTGAAGCCCCTGTTTGGGGGCGTCAAACCCGGCGAGACGCCGGCAATAGAAAGGAG